TCTTTTCTACTGAAGTTAATACTGCTGTTTCACCTTTAGGAAATTGATTTGATGTGTAGTCAAAGAAACTTTTAACAAAATCTTCTACAGTTTCTTCTTTGTTGCTTAATTCTTTATCTTTGGCTTCTTTGCCTGCTCTACCATATTCACAATCACAACCGTGATCTGCACAATCTGGTCCACAACCTTCTTTACCTTCTTCACCTTCTTTTTTGTTTTTTAATGTGTCGAAGTTTTTTCTTAAATATTCCATTGCGTCTTTGGCATTATTAAATTTTGTTACAGATTTTCCATCTTTGCCTAAAATATCATACACCATCTTGCCATCGTCACCTTTGTACATTGACACATATGGTTTAATATCTTCAAATGTAATTTCTTCTTTTTTGTTTATTCCTGGATCTTGTTTCATGTCACCTGTTTCAATTTTTGAAACTAATGTAGGATCTTTTTGGGAAATATAATCTAAAATCATTGGACGCATACAAGCATCTGAATCTTCGTTTGCCGCTTTTTCAATTTGAGCATTTAATTCTTGATCATCAATTATACCTGCTAGACTTTCAATACCATTTGTACCATTAACACCTACAGGAAAATGTTTTGCCATTAGTGTGTTTAATTTTTCTAGTGCTAAATTTTGTTCCTCTGCATCTTGTGAAAACAATCCGTTATCTTCTCTTACAACATCGTCCATTGCTGATTCAAACTCATGAAAGTTATCCACAGTTTCAATCATACCGCCTAATACTTTTTCTATTTCTTCTGGATTTGTATCTGTGTGTACAACTACACCTTGGAAGTTTGCTGGATCAGATTGTACATCTGCTGAAATCCCTGCTTTTGATAATAAATTTTGAACATTGTCTATTTCCATATCACTGATTGGATTTTCAGGATCAAAGTCACCAACTAGATCATACTTCAAAGTTCTTGGTTCAATGCCACCTTGGTATCCATGTGCTTCAAACGATGTTGGTCCTAATTCTTCTATTGCTGTTCTTTCTGAAACTAGTTTGTAGATGTAAGGAAATACATCTTGTAATTCTTCGTTAAACGTTTTAATAGTTAATTCATCAATCCAAGATTTTTTAACATCTTCTGGAACTTCTGCTAATTCTGATTTGCTATAACTTTCAAACGATTCTTTATAGTTGTTTTGTTTTTGTAATTTTAAACAACTTGTTTTAATTTCTTCTATTCTTTCATCCACAACAGATTGATATTGTTTTAAGCCTTCTGCCATAACATTTGATCTGTTCATGTATGTTTTAAATTTTCTTAATTGATTTAACTCTGCACTCATTTCTGAAATGTGTTTACCAAAGTCATCAAATGGATTTCCACCTTCTGATACGTGACGGGCCATTGCTCTAGCACCGTTCAAATGTTTGATTGGATATTTGAATCTTTCGCCTGCGTTACTTTCTATAAAAAGAGATTCTATTCTGTGAGTGCGTCCGCCTGCTACTGCTTGATTTACAGGTGCTGAGTGTTTGATTACTAGTCTTGCTTCACCAACTGTTTGAAAACTTGTTTTTGTTGTTCCGTATAAATTTGATTCGCTCACTGTTTCTACCTCTTTACCTTGTCCTAAAAAATCATAGTCTCTTTTTTCAAGATTGCTTTTTGTGATATCTCTTGTATCAAATCCAAGCACTCTTGCTTTAGCAAAACTTCTTAATTCTTTTAAAAAGTTGTACCAACCGTGTTTTAATGGCTCATCTGACTGTTCAACAAAGTCTTTGCTGTGCATTACAACCAGCCCATCTTCCTCACTAATACTAATACTTACCTTTCCTAGGGTGTTTCCGCTCTCTTTGAAATCGAAGTCAAAGAACCTTGCTTCAGTGGGTTCAGTAGTTGCTTGTCCACCCGAATCGCCCAATGTAACCTGAGGAAATTGCCCCCTGATTTTGTTAAAAAGGTCTTTTGCTATAACATTTAAGTTCATACAGTGTATTTATCTGTTAGTGGCTTACAAATATAGGCATTGGCATTACCTTATCTGCTGTATCTTCATCTGCTTGGCTGAATGATGTGTAGATTTTTGGATCCCAGTCTTTAAGCACACTGATTATACGCATAATCAACAAAGTAGCACTCACTAGGTCATCTGTTGCTCCTGATTTTGCTTTAAATGATGATCCTGAAGCAATAAAACTTTTTAATTCGCTGATTAGTGGTTTACTGTTTATTTTAAGTTTTTCTTTTTCGATCATATTTTTTAATCTAGAACAAGCAGTAATTTTTGTTTTGTGTGTAGTGTTAAATCCTTTACGGAATTTTCTAATGTGTCCTTTACGTATAGGTTCACTTACAAATAATCCTGGAATAGAATCTTCACCAAAATCGTTTATTACAAGCAGTGCTGATTCGCCTATTGTGTTATTTTCTACACTCCAGTAAATGTTTGATCCTGTGGATTTTGTTTCTTCTTTGATGTGATTACAGATATCACGCATAATTCTTATTTGTTGTGGAATAGGAGTTGTGTTGTGTTTCCATTCTGCTACCTGTGTGTATGACGGTAATTCAAAAACTTCAATTGCGGCATTGTCGCCACCTGTTCCCATTGCTGGATCAAGTGCCACAACATATGTTGCATGAGCATCTAATTTTTTATACCAACGTGTTTGGCCCATGTTCAATGTTGGCTCTTTGCCTTCTAGTGTGGTCAACATAAGACTGTTTACTAGTGTTTCATCGTAAACTAAAAACTCACAACCATATTCACGTCTAAATCTTTCTTCACCAATACGTCCTAATTCTTGTTTTTTCCATTCTTCGTCTCTGTCTGGATGTTCGTCCCATGATGCTGTGTATCCATGGAATCCATTTATTCCTAATTCTTGTTCATTACCATGTTCGTCAAATTTGTTTTGACTTTCACGCCATATTGTTGCAAACACATCTTCATCTGAATTGGGTGTCGATGTAATAATTGCACGTCCTCCAGTTGCTAGTGTTGGAGAAATAGAAGTCCAAAATTCTTGTGCTATACCTGGGTTAACAAATGCAAACTCATCACAGTATAATAAAGATATTGACATACCTCTACCAGTATTTCCTGTTGTAGTTGCTGATACAATTCTTGATCCATTTTCAAATTCCATAGATCCTTTGTTGTAGTTTGTTACACCAGCTCTTACATAATCTGGACACAGTTCATATCCATATCTTATACGTTGCATAATTTCTTGAGCACCTGTATATTTGTGTGCGGCAATTAGTATAGTTTGATCTGGATGAAACATTGCATACCATAAAAGATAACAAGCGGCAGTTGTAGTTTTACCACTTTGTCTTGGTAGCATATTAATATTGAATCTGAAATCGTGATAACTTGATAATAATTTTGTTTGATATTGAAAAGGTTCAAATATACATTTTCCTCTTACAGGGTGTTGTATAAAAAAGAATTTTTTTGCAAAATAATCGTATCCTTTTACAGGATCGGAACAATGCACTAAATCTGCTATCTGTTCTTCAGAAAATTTTTCTCTTGTGTGTGCTTTTTTGGTAAGGACACCATCTAAACTTTTATTACTCATATATAATACTTATGCTGAAAATTGGTGGTGTATTGCTTTTTGACTATGCGTTTTTCTTAAAGTCTTGGTAGGCTTGTAGCAAAGTTTCTTTGATAGAAGATTGAACTTCTTCTTCAGTTTTTTCAAGTGCCATTGGATTATCGCCGCCTGCAACTTTAGGATATGTTTTTTTGATCTTGTTTATACCGCCTGATAAATCTTTTGTCATGTATTGAGTATCTTTATACTCTGGATCAGGTGTTGTTGATGCTTTTCCAGGAACTTCTTCAACTGCTTTTACTTCTGCTTCTGCTTCTGGCTTAGGCTCTTGTGTCATTGCTGGTGGAGTTGGTACTCCTGCACTTTTAAAAATTTGTGCAATCGCCGCCATATCTTCTGGTGAATCACCGTACAGCATAACTTGTGATGCTTCGTTAAGATGTATTTTCTTCACATCTTCTTTCATTTGCTCTTTGCTTTGAATAGCATCTATTTTTGTTAAAAAATCTCTAATGTCCATATTACTATTTACCTTTCGACTTGCCTGAAATAGGTGACATTTTGTTTTTGCTGTCGCCTTCGTTTGGAAGTACATTACCGCCTGGTTTAATATCACTTGCGGCATCCGGTGCATTTCTTTCTTTACGTGCTTTTTCTAATTCTTTTAACAAATCCATAACTCTTGAAGCACCCACTGTTTTTTGTTCATCTTTGCTATCTTCATATGCACTGTTTAATTTTGCTTCGTAAGGTGCATCTGATTTTTCTTCTTGATATTCTTCTTGTGGCTCATTAGGATTTCTTACTATAATATGGCTTTCTGGTAAATTGCAATAAGTTTTAATAAACTGTTGTAAAACTTGTGGTGTTGTTGGGTATTGTAATTCTGTTTCAAAGTATGTTGTTCTTTCATTTTCAAGAGCAGGAAAATCCAATGGTCTTTGTTGTATTGGAGTTTTTTTGCCGTTGCTCATTTTAACAACTACAAATTTTTCTAATGCTGATTCTAAACTGTCAGCGAAACCTTCTGGCAAATCGCCTGCTACACCTATTTTAAAAGGGTATGTTTTTGTGCTTTCTGCTAGGTACTGTTGTAATTTACTTGTCATTTTTGTCATCTCTATCTTCTTTGTTGTATTTATCCATCTTTTTAAGTTTTTCCAATAAACTGTTACGGTCTGATATCACATATCCTTCTCCTTGCACCACATTTGTGTCGGAATCGCCTGTTTTTTGGTCTTGTTTTTGTTTTTTAAGTTGTAGATCAACCATTTTTAACTTTTTGTCCATTTTTGCTACTTTGGCATCTAATGTAGTTTTTAACATATTTCCTGCCACTTCAAATATACGAGCAGAGTATCTACTTTCTACATTCATGCCTAAATCCATGAGATCTTCATAGGCATTGATTGCTCTGTTACCTACATCATCCAATTCGGAATCTCCCATTTCTCCTAAGCCATCAACTTTTGGTAGTGCCGCCGCAATTTTATCAAACTCAGCAATGTCTCGCATTGTGGATTGTTGCTGTTCAATACTTTTGCTTTTCTTTTCTGTTTTTTTATCTTCTGCTTGTGATTTTTCTTGTTCTTCTTTTAGTATCTCTTGAGATTCTGGAAGATTAAGCAGTTCTTCTAATTTTTTGGTCATAAGTTATATTTTTATTTAGTGTTAACCTTTTTTGGCACCATGAAAAATGTCTTTTTCATTTATCACTCTGAAACGGAATCCTTTGTTCTTACACCACATTTGAGCACTGCTCCATTTGGCTTTATTGATAATCAATTGTGCTTGATTGTATCTGTTCTTTCCAACTTTTTCTACTAATGTTTGATTCTCGGGTTTGATTTCTATTACTTCTGCATGAGGTCTTCCGTTTTTGTCTGTGTAGGCAATGAAAAAATCTGGAACATATATAGTAAACTTTCCTGTCATAGGATGTTTGTAAGGAATTCTTATAGATTCATTAGCCCATTTTTGTATGCTAGGACTTTCATCACAAAACTTCATAAAAGCAAATTCCCAACTGCTTCTATATAAAGGAGTTCGGCCTCCAACATATTTGTCTGGATTTTTTATTTGATATCTACCTTGAGCGAACTTCGCCATTGGACTATACTACTATGTTACGTTTTTCTGAAAGACTGTTTTCAGTTTTAACTTTATAACCAAGTGATGATGTATTTGATCTGTTATGATTTAAAATTTCAGTAACGATATAACTTAATTGTACTTTGTCCATACCTTGTAAAGTATCTATTAATTCAAAAACTTTAACACCGTCTATTTTTGCTTGTTGTAATATCACTGTTGCTGTAGATATGCTGGCAGTTCTATCAAAGCCTCTTGATTCAAAATAACCTACAACTGCATCTACATCATTGCTAGGAAAAGCAATTGTCTCATTAAAATATTCATTGAAAAATTCTTTTACTGGTTGATTACTATCATTATTTTGTTTTGGTATGTTTGACATTTTATTTCCTTATTATTGCTTTTGTTACAGCCTTTATGCCTGCACCGATATTAGAAGCACTTCTACCTATAAAAGTATTTGGAACACCATAAGACTGATCGGAAGTGTTTCCTATTCTGCCTATTGCTCCTGTTAATATATTAAATCCTTCTTGACGTAATCCTTCTTTGGATAAATTTTTTGCATTTTTTAATCTATTTGCAGTTCTAATTATTGAACCAAGAGTTATTCCTCGTCTACTTGCTCCTAGTTGACTGCCGATGTACGTGTATGGTCCATCGTTGGCTCCAAATAATCCTGATAATACTCCACCTGTTCCTAATAAACTTGTAGAACCTCCGCCTGATAAACTGTTAGGTGATGGAGTTCGATCATAATGTTCTTTTCCAAAACCAGCAGGAGCACCGTTGGCTTGTACTCTACCTCTAGAATAAAATACTGCTTCATATTCAACTGACATTTGATTCTGTACTGGTGCCGATTCCTGATTGTTCATTGAATCGTGTTGCCATCTTTGAATAATTGGATTTACTAATGTGTAACAAGTATAAGTTTTTCTTGCCATTTGATAAATTTGAATACTTGTAAAAAACGGAATATTAGCATCAGCATCTAATCCAAATCTATTTTTAGTTCCTTTGTTATTTGTTAATCCACCTGATTTACTATAAGGTCTATCTGTACTTGTGGATTGATTTCCTTGTGTATCTTTATTAGCATACGTTCCGTCTTTGAAATAATATCTATAATATGTTTCCCATAGTGCAGTTGTTACACCATAATTGTCATCATGGAAAGTGATATTAATTGGATCATATGCAATCTTCGTTTGTATTTTTCTTTTAACGTTGTATTGTTGTGCTGTAATCATGTCCACAGTGTATTGTGGCAAGTCTACTGCTTTGACCAACATATTCAATTCTCTCTGATGATTCGCTAATGGCGGATCTGTGATTGCCGCTTGTGGATTAATATTGAAAACCACATGATATAAAAACTTTTGTTTGGGTGCTAATCTAAAACTATCATCAACATATAGTCTAGAAGCATGGGCAAAATCACCTAAATTACCTTTAGGATTGAGTGTACCTTTTAGAACGTTGTCTAAGAAACCTTTGAGTAAATTTGCCATATACAGTATTTATGTGCTGTAAAAAGTGGTGTGTTAAAAACAGTAAGGCGACTTAAAGCCGCCTTACAGTGTGTTCAAGAGTTTGAAATTGAGTATTAAAACTTAATTTTAAACCCTATTGTAGATTCAGTGTGGTCTAAATTAACACCGAAATCGTTGTTAACATAAACAGTCGCTGATTCAGTGATGTCTTTAGCAAAATCTAATTCAAATGAATCAAATGTTGCGTCCATGTCATCATCAACTGTGTAGTTCACACCACTAGTAGCATCAATACCTGCAAATATTTTAACGTGTGAGTCAAGATACATAGCATTCGTTTCTGCTTCTATTTTTCTTTCAGCACCAAATGTAAAATCAACATTTGCCGCTTCAGCCGGTGCTGGTTTTAGCACTGACCATAAAACTCCAAGAGCGATAATAACCGCCACACCTAGAGCTACTTTTTTCTTTGTCATTTTCATAACGTTTTCCTCTACTGTTTTTGATTGATAAAAATGGGCTAATGCCCGGACATTAAAAAAGGACTTCTAAAGATTTTTAAAAGTCCTCCCCTAAATTTATAAATGCTTACGAAAATTACGCTCCGCCGCCCGTAATTAAAGTGTTTGTTGTTCTGCCTACAGCAGTACCTACTCCTGTTCCTTGTGGAGTCTGGATAGCATTGTCGTATCTTAATGCTAACGTTACAGTCACAGGTTCACTTGTTTGATATGCTAATTGATTGTAGTTTGCTGATTCAATGTAGCAACCATACAGTTCAAATGTTTCTAAAACATTTACTGTGTTGGCACCATTTGCACCGTCTGTAATTTCTATTCTTGTTACGAATTTGTAATCTGAACCTGAAGCCGCCGCACTCATTTCAAAGAAGTCAAATTGTTTCTGTAATTGTTCACCAACAAGTTTTTGCACGTTGTTGCTGACATCTTCTCTTAATGTTAGTGTAACAGTTTCCCATGTGTGTTTACCTGCTAGATATACTTTAGAGTTATAAACATCAATAGTAGTTGTTTCGAAACTTAAATTAGGTCTTGTAATATCTACAACTTGCTTTGTTAGTTCAGTAGTTGGTGTAGATACACCAAAGTTTTCTAGTGATACTCTAAAACGATACTGTAACTTTGGCATTAACAGACCTTGGTTAGAAGCAGATTGGTTACTGTCTAAAGGTACTGTAATTTTTGATAGTGTAGATATACTCATTTGTTTCTCCTATAATATTTATCTATTATAATCCTGCTATTTCGCCAGTGTTTTTCAATCTTAATGGTACATAGATGAACTCTACTGCTTTGACTGGTTCAATAGCAATATCCAAGTACAATTCGTTTCTGTCTATTCTAGTAGGTGTGTTGTTTGATTCGTCACACACAACTAGGAAGTCAAAAATCGCTCTGTTACCAACTAGTTCAAGTAATAAACTTTCTGCTTGAGCTTTGATTTCATCTCTTGTTATTTTGTCATTTGGTTCAAAAACATAAGGTCTTGCTAATTTGTTTAACTGACTTCTCATGTAAATTACTAATCTAGCAACATTAATTCTGTCTAATGCAGAACTTCCAGCAAATCTTGTTTTTTGTCCGTAGTTGACTAAACCAGCACCTGTTATGAAAGTGATTGGGTTAACATTGTTTGAATACAATGTGTCTCTTTGACCTTCATTTAATGCTGTTGAAACAAATTCGCCTTCGTTATTAATGTAACCTGTTGAAGAAGCATTTGTAATTCCACCACGTCTTGTACCTGCTGGTGCAAACCATGGGAAAGAAACTTGATCGCTTAAAGCAATTGTTCTTAACATCATGTGTGATGCTGGAACAACAACATTGTTACCAAAGTTATCACTTGTAAATCCTGATGGATAAAACACACCAAGATATTCATCTGTGCTAACTAAACCGTTGTCGTTGTCTTCTACTGCTAGGTTAACGTTTGTTGCCCAATTTTGTAAACTTGTTGCATCTGGAGTTAATCTCATCGGTGAGTCACCAACTATAAATGCTGACAAGCCTCTGTCATTGTTTAATGCAATCATTTCACCAATCAATTCTGGATATCCTGGTGTTGCCATTATGTTAAACAATTTAGATTCATCATCTCTGATTTCTTGATTAGAGTTTAACGTTGCTTGTAATGATTGTACAATTACTTTACGTTGTGCTTTTCTACCAAATGATCCTGAACCATCTGCTTGGTTGGCCGATTCAGTTGTCCATCTGTGTGGATAGTAAGCCGCCATTGAACTGCCGCTGTCTGTTCCTCTTGTATTGTTTGCTGTAACATCAACATAATTTCTAGTAAATTTCTTAACATTGAAACCTGAACGTCTTGTATTCCATAACAACATACCTTTTGGATATAATGCTGGATCTGGAGCATCAGTGTCTAAGAAGTCACTTGCTAATAATTCTGCAATAGTGCCTGCTGGTGCAACTG